CCAGTTATTCCCTGCGTCCGTTCTTTTAACCATCACAAACGCTGGCCTAAACCCTGTGTAAATAAACAAGCCGTCATCAACTCCGTTGCCTGTGTAGCTACCGAACTTGCTGAATCCTTCAACGCTGTGGAAGCAGTAGGCTACAAAGTTCTTCGTATTTGCGTTCGTTTGAGAATTGCTAGTTACAGTAATTACACTAGCAGTTGGACCGCTACCCCAAAGACCTGCGGATCCTGACGCGTTATTTCCATCTAGAATCAGATAGTGCGCTAAGGGGATTTGGTTGTTATAAATCATCCAAGAAGTGCTGGAGTCAGTTCTATTTTTAACAATATACATTTCAGGGGTTTTAGATAAACCGTGGCCTATTGTTGTAGTTGAAGCCCCATCGCCCGTGTAGGTAACAATACTAAAACCAGCATCAGTATTAGCAGACACGGTAGATGTAATAGTGCCGTCACTATTGCTTACACCTGTGCCTCCAGCTTTCCAGTTCCATAAGACATAGGAGTTTCCGCTTTGATTGACATTATTTGCACTTGATGACCCTGCTAAAATAGAAGCACCGTCTGTTTCAACATTATTCATAGCACCATTAGTGCCAGCACCGTATTCTCCGTATGCGGCAGAACTTGACAGATTATTACCTGCACCTCTAAGTCTATCAATCCAATTATGGTCAATAGCCGCTGATCTAGATTTTTGCCAAACAAGGTCTGGGTCAAATCCAACACCTGTTATTGTTCTAGTATTTGCACCGTTACCCGTATACAGCACAGTATTAAAGTAGTCTTGTGGGCTGTTGTTTATAGCAGGGTTAATTGTCGCCACTGGATCAGGCAGGTTAGCCGTACACAGGGCTAGGTAGCCTGCTGGTGGTGCGTAGTAAAAGTCACCAATACCGTTGGCGTCTGTGTTGCCTTGTGCTGTGGCTTGGCCGGCAAAGCTAGAGTCTTGACCAAAGTTAGCCGTTACCGTTCTGTGCAAAGAGCTAGTGCTACTTCGAATTTGAATCTGACCAATCAAGTCTATGCTACCAAATGTTACATGAGGATTTGTTCCTGCGGCAGGATCTGGAGTTCCTGTTACTGTATACCAGCTACCGTTTTTGCCAAACCAACCTTTGCCGTTATCCTGATCAACAGCAAACATAAAAATATCACCATTAGAAAAAGTGGAAACATTATGTGAGCCGCTTGGTGTGTTGACTATCTGAGTAGCTGGGGAGTACACCTCCCACAAATAGGCACCGGCAATATTAAACTGCAGATACCCAGAGCCGCCATTTCCATGATTTTGATCATTCCGTATTTCGTAGTACCACTTACCAGTATCTCCGTGGTTAAGGACAGTGGCTGCGGTATCGTCAAAGTAGCTATTAGATGTTGAGGTAATCGTTAAATTACCTTGGGTTTGGTTGCCTGTACCGTAGTTTGCTCCGTGTCTTCTAGGGCCAATAGGATTCAACGTAGCAAAGTTATTCGTCGGGCTGTCCAGCATCCAATCAGTAGCGGCTACATTTGTGCTTGACCAGTTGTTTCCTTGACCTGAAGCATCAAGAGGATTAGTAGCTCTAGTAGCGAAATCTAAGTAGTAATCGTGACTGCCATAACTGCCTGCGTACTTCTTAGGAATCCATGTGTCTGCCTTGGTTTCGCCAAAACTGGCAGGAGTCAACGCAGAGCCGCTGATATAATTAACTTCAGTTATGTAAAAGTTAGAATAGACGTTTTGGTTGTAGGCGTTTCTACCTATGTCCTGTACCTCAGTAGTTCCAACGCGACTGCCTAATCCTTGGGCTGGATAATTAGCAGTAGCAAAAGCAGTTTGTTGCTCGCCATTGACGTATATTTTAAGTCTGTTTGATGCTGTTGCTTGAGGCGAGTCATATGCCACAACAATGTGGTACCAAGCGGATGGATCGCGGAACTGCATGGAGGTAACTACCTGAATTTCTATACCACCGTTGTACTGGTACACGTTTAATCTCTGGTTAGTGGCATCAAAATAAATAAGAAATTCTCTAGTACTCGCAACGCCTGCACTCAGTAAGTACCCTCCGGTGGTTACTCCCGAATTTTTTACCCAAGCACTGTATGTAAAGGTATCCGCATTACTGCTAGACGAAGGTGTTCTTGAAAAAAAGTCACCATTATTTAAACGCGCAGAGTTACTTATCTCAAACGGATAGAAACCTTTTGAGTACGCCCAGTGCTGTGAACCGAAGGGACCTGACATAGTTTATCCTTAACTAAACGCGAGCTGAGGGGCGCCTAACAAAATGCGTCCCGATGCAGCAACAATATAAGGCACAATATCCGTGGTCGATGCAGTAGTAGATACCGTAAGCCCCGCTCCCCTAGCAGTCTCATAGTCAGTGCCGAGAGACACCGTTCGACTTCCTGTGCCATCCTGAATAAACACGATAAACCCAGACTGGCCGACAGCTTCAGTTGTAGGATTTGCTAACGTAACATTACCTGTCAATGTAAGTACAAAGTTTTGATAGGTAGCAAAATCAAGAGTAGTTGAGCCCGAAGCATTCGCAGTTTGAGTAGCTGCAGTTGCGCTTTTACTGATAGAAACAGTACCCGCATCGGCAATAACAAAAGCTGCATTTGCAGTTTTGCTTTGAAGATTTTGTACATTAAGAGTAGACATTTTTATTCCTTAAATAATTTTCCATTGCGCCCCGTTTGCTACTGTTACTGCTGAGCCATTAGCGATAGAAATTGGTCCTGTGGACATAGCATTATCAGTTCCAGCAATAGTTGTATTTGTAGAAACTGTTTGTGCATGAGTTAAAATGGGGGCACTAAGAGAAACTAGCTTGCTACTTGCAATTGTAATTGCTGTAGCCGTAGCATTGTCATCAATACCGGTTGAAGAAAAATTGGTTAGTGGGTAACTTAGTTGAGTCTCCCCTACAGTATTATCAGCAGGAGTACCAATACTCAATACATCTCCGAGTACTAAAATATAATCAATAGAATCATTCGAAGTTAGTGCACTTGCAAAAACAATTGTGGATCCAGATACTGAATATGCAGTATCGAGCGCCTGGGTAACACCGTTTAGAGAAACAATAAGATTTCGTGCACTTGCAGGAAAATACGCAGTGCTATTGCGTGTAAGATTGAAAGTTGCCGTCGCAGAAGTCGTAATACTATCAAGAAGTATAAAGTTTCCTGCTTTTGGCTGTTTCCCTATAAATGCCATTATTTAGTCTCCACTCAAATCGCCGCAATAATAAAAGCAAGTAGCTCTGAGTACCGTATACCCATACGGCTTTTTTGTTCGCCAGTTTCCTCATCTTTCCAAGAGTCGTAGGTAAACATTCCATACCGCCCTGCGTCTAAACTTTCGGCTTCAAACGCGGCTTTTAAATCTTGGGCGACAATTCCAAAATGGATGCGAGCTACTTCGTCACTATCTGAGTTATTATCTTTTGCCGCCACAGCATCTTTCCATCGATATTTACGCAAAAGTCCTTTTGCTGCCACAGCTACACGCTTTTCTGCATCCGTTGGTGCTTCGATATCCTGCTTTTCATTGCGATCTGAAGTGTTGATACTCCCCGTACCCGCATAGACAGTGTGGAATCGAGCACTAGTTTGACCTAAGTATACTGCGTTATCTCTTGGTACTCCTAGCTCTTTGCAGGGAAAAACTGCGTTTGCGCTATCAACAAACCGCAACCCAGCATCCCCTTGCTGTATATAAATACTGTCGCTGTCCTTATCGCCAATAGCCCCTACAGTACTGTTATTTCTAAGAAAAATAATATGATCGCCGCTATTGGTAAGCCTATTACTCACAATTGTTCTTGCTCCGCTCTTGCAGAAAGACGCGTCCCCTCCCTCATTAATCCGAACACCTGTACTACTATTGTTCTCTGCGGTTTTTCCAACTAGCACTGTACCGTTTGAGGTAAGACGCATACGTTCTTGCAAGCCATCACTGTCGAAAGTATGAAACTCTATAGCGCCCCCACTAGCGTCTGTATTAAGTCTTGCTCTTACTGTATCTTTACCTTCATAACAAAAATCTAGAGAGGCTTCATAACCGCTCCCTCCGCCGTTGACAATTTTTACTCGAGAAGAGTGACTACTATTATCTTCTCGTCCAACTAATAAATGGCCGAAATGATTTAGTTGCATATGGTTGTAAAATGTAGTATCATCTCTTGTATAAAACTTTAAACAAGCTTCTCGTGCACTAACATCTGTCCAATTACTTCGAATTGCGGAACCGTAAGCTGAAGTGCTTCCTGAGTAGTATCCACCAAAATTAATTGAAGCATGGTCATCGCCGTCGGCGGGGCTGGCACTGAAATGCAGTAAATCAACTTGAGCGCCCCCGGCTCCTGAGTTTGTTGATGTAACTCTTATCGCGTCTCCACTTCCATTGATATGTAAAAGAGCTGCGGGAGAAGCGGTACCAATACCTACTTTCTCTGAACTATCAATTGTAATAGCAGTCGCATCAGCATTGTCATCAATACCAGTTGAAGAAAAGGTTGTAAGCGGGTAAGTAAGATCCGCGGCAACGATAGTGCCTGCGGGTACACCTAATGAGTTGATGGTTGTACGAGCCATTAGATACTTTCTGCCAGCATGAATCCCATAGTTACAACGAGACCCCCTAGAAAAATGATTGCTGCACCTGCTGCATGAAGGATTTTTCCTTCTATTCGAGCAAGAGTTTCATCAATTTCTTCTAAACGATTGAATGTGGTTTTCCAACGCTCTTCGCACTGAGCATCGTGAGTTGCCATGAACAATTCAAGATCATGAACTTTATCTTCAAGATTCTCCATTTAACAATTTGTCCATCAACTTTCCATAGTTGCCTTGGCCAAAGGGAAGACTACCATCATTTATTTGCACATTATTTTGAGTACGAATACTGGTAGTTGCTTTTTCTGCGTCCGTCTGGGCCTTGATCTCATCCATTCTCATCTTGTGAGCCATCTGTAACAAGTCTGCCAAATCTTTGTTGGAGTACATACCTGTCTCCTGAGCCTCTTCAAGTTTGGATTGTATCATCTCGTCTAAGGCTGTGGCAATATTATTTTTATTGCGAAATCCCATATCAAGATATACTGTGTCAATATACTTTTTAACTTCACGTTTATTTAAAGCTTCTACAACTCTGTTTTCAGAAACCTGGAGATGTTGGCAGACACCGCGAATATTCCCGAACTGCAAATATGAATTTGCAATTTCAAGTCCTTCTGGAGAAATTGTAGTTACTTCTTTACTCATAATGTGTATTCTACCGTAAGAAGGTTAAAATGTCAAGAATTAATTTTGGAGTGGTATTACTTAGGAGGCGTTGGCCAGGCAATATCTGCTTTCAGCTTTACATTAGAATTAGCAGTAGGAACATCTCTTAAAGCTTGTCTATAGGTAGCCCACTCACTTTTCTTAGTCGAAGTAAGTCTAGAGTCTGGCATTTGAGTCCAATCACAAACAAATAGTTTTTGGTCTCTTT